GTGCTATAAATAAAACTGTTTATAAAGTAATTCGTATTTTATAAATGAATAATCGTCGGGCATCGTCGAGCCCGATCTTTTTTAACTTGTGAGCGATGTGGTAAAAGCATCAAGCAGATAGGAGAAATAAGAATGGACGCACTCACCCTATGGATGGCAATAGGTTTCGCCTTTGCCGCTTATTCCGTAATAGCAAATGATTCAGTACAGACTCTCGGTACATGGATCGCATCTAATAATGAGAGATTCAATTGGAAAATTATGTGGGGGTGTGCAAGTGCAGTTCTCCTTTATACATTGTGGTACGGTTGGACAGTGAATGGTGGAGACATTAGTTATGGACGGCTAAACAAAATACCATTCCAAGAAATACAATGGTATCACGCAATGGCACCAGCATTACTTTTAATACTAACAAGAATTGGCGTACCGGTGAGTACGTCATTTTTAGTTTTAAGTGCCTTTGCAAGTACATTTGTATTAGAGAAGATGCTCGTAAAGAGCATGATGGGTTATGCAGTGGCGGCAGTCGCGGCATATGCTATTTGGATAGTAGTTACTAAACTACTTGATGAAGCAAAGCCTGTCAAAGAAGAACATAAGAAAGCATGGCGTGTCGCACAATGGGTAACAACAGGCTTCCTGTGGTTTACTTGGCTCAGTCATGACATGGCAAACATTGCCGTGTTCCTACCACGACAGATACCTTGGGACTTAATGGTTATTATCTCAATTGTATTTGTAGGTGGACTTGCTTACATGTTCCGTGAAGGCGGAGGTAAGATACAAAAGATTGTTATTGAAAAGCACAATACAAGATACGTAAGAAGTGCTACTATCATTGACGCAGTCTATTGGTTGATCCTTTGGTTCTTCAAAGAGTATAACGATATACCTATGTCAACTACTTGGGTGTTCGTTGGACTACTATGTGGACGTGAACTTGCTATGGCAACTATGACAGGCAAGGAAAAGTTCAAGACAGTATTTCCTCTCGTAACTAAAGACTTCATTAAAATGATGATTGGCTTGGGTGCTTCTGTGGGAGTAGTGTTAATGATACACTATGTTATTGTTCCTAACGGTATAGGACTGTAATTCATAAAAATAGGGTGCCTTCGACAAGCACCCTATTCTTTTCTTTAATCTTTAAATGTTATCTTCTGTAGGGACAATAGAACCATTGCCAAATAAATCAACAGCCTTCCAAGCAGAATATTTTTTCCACTTAGGTACTGAAGGTTCAGCATCATTCATTGCTAATAAAAATACTTTATCAGATGCAAGTTTGGCTTGTTTAATTAACTCTGCATCTTCCTTGTCCTTCATCTTCCAACGATATTGTCTAATACTCTTATACAATATATCGTGTATGATTGCCGCTCTTGCTACATCAAATGGTGCTATAGCCCACCACATTGCTCTTGGAACTGATGCTAAATCTGTTACGAACCCTGTTGGCACTGTGATAGTTTCTGTCTTGTTAGTGTCTCTTTTAACCTTTACGCCAACACCTTTAAGTGCATTGACTTCATCTACAGTAAGATCGTGTGTGGTATATGACAGGTCCCTACCCAACACCCATTTGCGTGGCGGGTTGAATTCTGCCATGATTTTGTTGTTAAATGTTCCCATTTTTATACTCCCTCGTTATTATAAACCTTTTTGTAGTAATATTTATTTGTAATTGCCATAAATAGTTATAAGGAAACTGAACAAATGAAAAAACGCACAAGGTCAATCTTAGAAGAATTAAACAATCTCCATAGAGATCGTGATAATGATTCGTTAATCGCTACTACAGGTACTAACATCATTGAAAGTGCTGTTAACCTACTCACTCGTATAAACGAGAACTATAGCCAAGAAGAAGCACAGGACATAGAACGTAGATTCCTAAACTCAATTAGAACCGGAGATACTAAGAAATTTAGACGTGGTATTTCAAAAGTGCAGGAGAGCAGAAAAAATGATTCTTAATGAAGGTGGCAACGTATTCAAAGACGAATCCGGTGAAGCAACTACACAACGTATCCAACAAGCAGATGTAGACCCAACATTACAGTGGATTGAAAAGATTACTGGAATGGATCATGTTAACATGAAGTTAGGTTCAACAGGAATTAAAAGTTCAAGTGGCGACTTAGATGTTGCAGTAGACAAAGACAAGTACGACAAAGCAGAAGTTGAAAAGAAACTTATGCAATGGGTAACAAAGAATCACCCAGATGATGAACCAAGACAGTGGGTAGCCAAGTCGGGTATCAATGTACACTTCAAAGCACCTATCAATGGCAAGGAAGAAAACGGATTTGTACAGTTAGATTTAATGTTTGGTGAGCCAGAGTTTATGAAGTTCGCACTAAAAGGTTATGGTGACGATACAAAATACAAAGGTGTACACAGAGCAATATTAATTGCCAGTGTTGCAAAGTTCCATGGTTACAAGTTTAACAGTCAAACAGGACTGGTTGATAGAATTAATAATAAAACAGTTTCAAAAGATCCAGACGAAATTGCACAGTATCTTTTAGGCGACAATGCCAAAGGTGCAGACTTAGATAGTGTTGATAGTATCGTTGCTAAAATTAAAAGCGATCCTAATTATGAAGCAATGACAGCCGATGCTGTTAAATGGTTTGAGAAAGACGGATTGACATTACCAGAAGCAGTTCAGTATGAAGGACGTGAATGGTTTAGAAATACATTGGATAAGTTAAATGAAGTTTAGAGATTTTAAAACAGAAGCGCCTAAAGCAAAAGCAGATACTAAAGAGCCTGATGCACCTATCTCAGGTACAAACGTTAAGAAGCCTGGAAAATTTGATCCTACAAATACAGGTATTGGCAAAGCAGTTAAAGATGTTAAAGACAAAACTGTTAGTAATTTCAAAGCAGGATACGATGCAGTCAAGCAACAACAAGCACAATCAAACAAAGGTGATGGATCAGTCTTAGGTGCACTTGGTGCAATAGCAGGCACAGGTAAACAAGCAGTAGACCTTGCCAAGACAACAGTAACTCCACCAACAGACATTGTTGATGTAGGTGATGACGACAAAGATCCTAAAGCAAAAGCAGATCCTAAAGCAAAAGCAGAACCTAAAAAAGATCAACCAGAAGCAGAAAAGAAAAAGAAATATATAAGTGATCCAATTAAAAACCCTAAAGATTTAATAGGTAACAACGCAAGTTTTATTGATACTAAAACTAATTTGCTATACCAATGGGACGAGAGGTCTACAAAGTGGCATCCAGTTATTGACAAGAAAAAGCAAAAAGGTAAGTCATTAGATAGAGACAGTGGCATCAAAGGTTTCAATGCCTCAACAGGTAATTCAAGAACAATTAACGAAGGTTTAGATGCACGTATTCAGCACATTGAAGATGAAGTTATCTTTAATGGCAGTGCCGGTGCCAAGAGAGCATTAGCAAAAATTAAAAGTATGGCAAGTAGTAAAGACGATGTACAGATTAAATGGGACGGATCTCCAGCAGTTATATTCGGCCGCGATGAGAACGGAGAGTTCATGCTAACAGACAAAGGTGGCTTTGTCGCAAAAGGATATGATGGAAAAGCAAAGAACGGAGATGACCTTGAGAAGATGTTTCTTAAGCGTCCCGGAGCACAAAAGGATCCAAAAGGATTTAAGGCCTTAGGTGCTAACATGAAAAATGCTTTTGGCATTATGGAAAAGGCTACGCCTAAAGGCTTTAGAGGTTACTTCAAAGGTGACATGCTTTATTTCCATGAGCCACAACAAGAACAAGATATGTATCACTTCAAGCCTAACATTGTACAGTACACAGTTAAGACAGATAGTGATTTAGGTAAGAAAATTAATGCAAGTCAGATAGGGGTAGTAGTTCACAGAGTCATTGACAAAGATGGTAACGAACAACCGTTTAAGGACTTTGACATTATGGAGGGTAATGAGTTACTTGTTATTCCTCCAGTAACAGTTTCGGAAACACCAAGTGTTGACGAAAGTAACATTGGGAAGTTAGAGGCTTTGATATCATCTAACGGTAGTGCAATTGACAGTTTCCTTGACAAGGCAAAACTTAAACAGATGCAGGTCTCTGACTTTCCCAATATATTGTACACTTATATAAATCAAAAAGTGGACAGTGGATTAGACAACTTAGGAAGAGACTTTCTTAAATGGTTAGGCGACTCTAAGGTCAGTGCTAACAAGCAAAGAAAGATCCAAGAGTATGTTAATCAAAACGTAAAAACATTCAGTGCTATATGGGATACCGTAAACGGCATCATGAGTGTAAAGAATAATATTATCGATCAACTGAACAATCAAGATGCAGATGTAAAAGCAACCATTAACGGGCAACCGGGTGGTGAAGGTTATGTCTTAGCAGACCCAGATGGCGATATGAAACTTGTTAACCGCGGCAAGGGTGGATTTACAGCGGCAAATAGATCTATACAACGATAGGAGCAAAGACTATGAAACTTAAAGAAATGTTAGATGACGTGAAAATGCACGAAATCGACGACGATATGAGAGACTTAGGTCTTGGTGGTGAGCCTGATAAAGCAGATGATGATGACGCAGATTTAGCACCTGGATTTAAACAACAGCCAATGATTGTACAAGTAGGCAAAGTACTTGACAGTAGAGGCAATCCAAATCCAGTAACAACTTGTGTTGCTGATGATGGTAAAGAACATAAATGTAATCCGTCACAAGCGGCTACAATTAAAATGTTACTGACAACAGATAAAGTTAAGCCAGACATTAAGCGTCAGTTTACGCAAGACATTCAACAGTCTGAAACACTTAAGATGATGTTATCAGCAGGCGACAACGATGATATGATTAGAGCATTCCTGAAGAAGTATAATCCAAAGCCAGGTGATGCACCAGAGAAAAGTAACTACGAAAGTAATATCGCCTAATGATGGAATTCTTAACAGAACTGCACGAAGCGAGAATGACTCGCGACAGCGGCAATCAACGTGTACTAACATACACAGATTGTTGTGAGCGGCTATACCTTACTATGCTCACCCTTGAGTTGCTTAGAAGGTATCCACAGTTTGCTCCTGTTGCTCACGGTTATGCTAAGAAGACCACAGACAGAGATAGTTACAAACACTTTAGAATGTATGCAACAGATTTATATAACTTTGCATACTTTGTACAAGGTGACACAGAAGCGTTAGCCAAGTTAAAAGATCCTAAGAGTGCAACAGCAATGCGTCTAAGAACTACACTACCTGCTATGGCATTCAATAGATATCTTATTGCATTGTCATCAGGTAGAACAAGTACTATTAGTGATCAGAAAGTATTTTTAGATATTGAGAGTGCATTGCATATTGTTAACACAGACTACAAAGCAGTACGTAGAAATATTTTTAACCTAAACAGATTAGCAACAGCAGACAAAAAGAAAACTGTTACACGTTTGTTGTATGCTGTTAGAGCTAAACTAAGAAGTAGTGATATCATTGAACACTTAGAAGCATTAGCGGCAGTAAGAGATCTTGAAACTGCTAAGGTTAGAGACCCAGAGCCAACTGTTTCAATAGCAGACATAAGTGTAACTGCTAAAGACTTAGGCTTCTACAGATACTTACTTGGTACTAAGAATTTAATGCTTGCCAAGAAGTTTATTGAACTTGCTAAAGATGGCAAGCCTATTCCCCCACAGATGGTAAGAGCATACATGCCTGCCATTAAATCTATAGATAATATAGTAAAAGCAGGTCCTGCCTTTATTTCCATGCTAAAAGCACTCGAAAGACGTGCATTACAGAGCCAAACTTCCAAAAAAGACTAAATAATAGTAACAACTTCATAGAGTAATGAAGATGTCCATTTAAGAGAGAATACAATCTCTATTTTAAACATAGGAGAAAAAAAATGGCTGGAATAACAAAAGTAAACGGTATTAACGTAGTAGCAGGAAACGGATTAGGTCCAAGAACAAGAATCCTTTCTTTATCAAAAACAAACATCACAGCGGCGGCTATTGCAGATCTTAATTCTGTAGTAACTAACATCCAAGCAGGTGGCGTAAAAGGAACTGACGATGCAGTAAGTATCACAGCAGTTGCTCACACATCAGCAAACGTTGCACACATCGCAGTACAAGGATCAGGCGTATTAACACCTGGTGCTGACTACTTAGGTGTAACTGGTGTAACATCTGCACTTGTTGCTGATTTTGATCAGAACCCTGCGTAATTAGTTTTTAACTAATACGAAGTTTAAAAGGGCTCAGTTTTTACTGGGCCCTTTTTTTATGACTATAAGTAATACTATGAAAGTCACGATCAGAACATTAATTGATATTACTGAAACAAGAAAACATAAACACAACGAAGTAGACAAGCAGTTGATTTTTCAACAAGCAAACTTTGCAAGTTTCTTTAATTGTTTAAGTATGCGTTTCAATCCATACTACGATGTAAGTCCTTTATGTTCTGAACAAGATGTGACTGGGGTATTTGGTACTAATTTTGAAGGAACACACAAGGTGTGGGACTTTACATTTGATGTTGAAACAGCAGTTGCTGGTGTAGATCTTATTACACTTAAAGAAGATTTTGATCTGGTTCCTGTTATTGCTAACCTTACAGAAACGATAAATACTGATAACAAAGCATTTAGAACTAAGGACAAGAAAAAGTGTAATATAACTTTTATATTACCTGAGAATGATTAGTTCTAAAGTAATAAATATTGTTATAACTTAGGCAAACATTACATCTCAAATTAGGTACTTAATAGGCCCCTTGCACGATAAACACGCAATGGAGAGAACAGATGGCAAGAGCCACTAACTTAGAAAAAGAAAACTTAGAAGCACACGTAGACCTGTGCGAACAACGATATAACGCACTCGAAGGACGTATGAAATCCATCGAGGAAAAAGTTTCAGCAATCCATGTTGATATCACGGCTGGCAATAAGTCAATGGTTAAAGTAATTGTTGGCGCTTCAGGCACTATTGTTGCTGGTCTACTTTCTACTATTATAGTAATCCTTATTAACTTTAACTAATCCTTTAGACACTAAATACAAGTGTTATGTTAGTAGAAGATATTATCACATCTCTTGTAGAAAAACAGATATGGGCACGTTCTGGAAAGAAAGTAGTCCGCAAGTATCGTTGTACCACAGGGCACCGTAAAGGTCGTATTGTATCTAAAATAGGACAGTGTTTTGCGGCACCTAACATTAAAGCAAAGATACGCATGAAGAAGACACGAGCCAGACTTGGAGCAAGAATGGCACGTAAAGCAAGAAGAACTAAACGTACTAATCCAGCAAGTATCAGAGTAAGAACTATGAACAGATCTGGAGCAGGGTTTAAAGCACCTAACAAGCGTATAGCAATTAAGAAGAGACCGAAATGATTGTTAATGAGATAATTACTGAGGGTGCGTTACAGATTGCAGGCCGACGTGGTGGCAAGATTGTGCGTAAATACAGATGTACAAGTGGCTCACGTAAAGGACGTATTGTTGCAAAGCCAGAAACATGTAACAAACCTAAAAGAGTACAAAGTTCGATTAACATAAAGAGAGCAAAGGCAAGACGTGGCAGTGCAATGAAGATTGCATCAGCACGTAGAAAAAGAGCAGGCGGTATTTCACAACGTATTACCAGAATTAATAAGTCAGGTAGACGTAACTTAAAAAATATTCGACCTAAAACAAGAAGTAGAAAAAGGTCAAGATAATGAGATATAACGAGTTTACAATTACTGAACAACGTGCAAGAGAAATTATTGCAGAGAAGTATCCTCATTACACAGACGAACAAATTAACGAGGCAATCCCAGCAATGTTAGGTGCAGTCGCAGGAGCGGCGGGCAAGTTAGCAATGAAAGGTGCCGCGGCCGCAGGCAAGATGGCGGCTAAAGGTGCAGGACAAGTTGCGAAGGCAGGTGTAAAAGCCGCTGGACGAGTTGGACAAAAGATGGGGCAGGTTGCCGCGAAAGGTGCTAAAGGCGCCGCACAAAAACTTGCAACAAAGGCATTGAACAAAGCACAAGGAGCAGTTGCTGGAAAGATGGCACAGGCAGTATTAAAACCGGGAGCAGTACTTCCGATGCCAGATGCTAAAGGACAGCAACAAGACTTTGAGATAGATGCCGTTAAGGGTAATGAGGTAACACTTAAAAACCCTAAAGCCAAACCAGGCGAACCAATCAAAACAGTTCATGTTAAGAAAGATTTGGATCCAATTATCAAACAGATGACGACAGGATAACAATGAAACTTCGTGAACTATTACAATCATTTACTATAGCAATGAGCAATGAGGAATCAGAAGTATTGAACCAAATGTCTACGGAGTCTTTGACTCCTATTCATGCTTATACGCCAAGAGAACAATTCGTAATTGAATCTCTTATTCGTAAAGCCTTAGTAAGTAAAGTAATTAAAAATGGTAATGTACTGGTAATGGCTAATGAAGCATACAAACCCTGAGATAATAAAAACCTTAAATGAGATTATGGAGGCTGGACTCGCCGAGTACCCCGTGCCATATAAAAAAGGTAATAGCATACGCATTAAGAATGTTGTTATGCGTAAGAACGGTAAAGGGTACCACGTATTCAACCTTATAGATAAACAGCATGTCATTTTTACTCAGTCTAAAACCACAGCATTAGCAGTTGCACACTGCACAGCACACGGTTTAGACTATCACGTGACAGATATAAGACGTTTAGAGGAGAAAATGAGTAAATACTATAACGATGCAATATTTTATAAGTACACAGTAGAGCATTCAAAAGACGAAGTACGTGCAGATTCGGCGCAGATGCGTTTTGAAATAGCGATAGACGAATGTATGCGTATCAGGGATCAGATTGAGAACTATCTTTTTGATAAATAAATGTAGTTAAAGGGAACAGATAATGAGAATAAGCCATTTTAATAAACCGATCACAGCAAAGAGCCTTAACGAGAGCTTAGGCAAAAGATTCGGCGAAACAATAGACGTAGACAAATTTTCAACAGAACAGTTGATGGACGCAAGAAACAAGTTGCGTACAGCATTACATGATATCGAAACTAACGAATCATTTGATGCAACAGGTAACCAAGATTACCAAAAGAAAAGCATGTTCCTAAAAGTTATTAATCAGGCAATTGACGAAAGAGCAAATATTGTTGAAGGCGATATTGATACAAACACAGCAATTACAGAAGGCGCAGAAGAAGCGGCAACACTTGTTATGGCCGCAAAGGACATGGTTGATAGAGTTACAGGCTGGATGGAAGACACAGCAGAAATGCAAACAGAATCCATGCTTGAAATAGGCGACAAGATTAGAGACGAAATGGGCTCAGAACAATCAGAACAATTCATTGGCACAGTTAAGCCAGCATTAGAACAATTATTCACAACACTCGAAACTACACGAGATGCATTAACAGGCGGCGTAGCCGTACTGACAGGCGAGGGTGCACCAGAGACAATGGGCGACGAAGCACCAGCAGAAGAAGATCCAGAGATGGAACCAACAGTTGACGCAGATGCAGAAGCACCAGCGGAAGGCGATGATGAGTTTGCGGCGGCAGAGCCAGCAACAGGCGGCGAAGAAGAAGCCGGCAGAGCTACACGTGAGTCAATTGAACGATCAAGACGTATTGGTACTATACTTGGAGGTGCTGACTCAAAAAAAAAGTAATTGAGTCTGCTTCACCCAATCTAACGAAAATCTTAAATTTACTTGTAAAAAATAAAACTGAGAAAGTTTCTTGGGACGAGTTAAATGCGTTCATGGATAACATGGGTGGCGAACAACATGACCAAGAAACTTTTAAAGCAGTGTACGATCAAGATCCAGTAGTTCAAAACCTTGTTGCAAGTTTTGATCCAGAAGGTGTCGTACTAAAAGGCGGCGAAGAAGTAACTCCTCCAGCACAAGGCGATGACACAGTTGACCAAATGGCTCAAAGTGCAACGTCTAATGCAATGCAATAATCCACTTATAAAAAAACACTTGACTTCATAACGTAAGTACTGTATAATGTACAGTACATTAAAGGTTTGAAATGGAAAACTATAAAGAAGTCGCAGATCAGTGGGTATGGCATTCACGTTATCCTCAATATAAAGAGTTTGAAACTCTATTTGATAACATTATTGCAGATGATGAAAGTACCGGTACGACAACAGTAGACGGTGAACAAATCTACATACCAAAAGATAATCAAGACTATCGAAGAATACAAGATAGATTCTTTGTATGGCTTGAACAGCAACTTGCATTTAAAGATATAACCGAATTCAAATGTATTGAGTCTTGGATCATCTACTATCAAAAAGGTGGATACCAAGGACTTCATGTACATCAAGGAGATATGGATAAGAATACTTTTAGTGCAGTTGTACACTTAGATGATGTTCCAATATATCATAATACAAAGAATAAGTTTAACGGTATGCTTTTTTCAATAATGCCAGAACCCAATGGATACCAACACCCACAACACTTTCCAAGTGTACAAGGAGGCATAGTATGCCTTGAAGGTAAAGTGTGGCATGGTGTATATCCTACCGACAGTATTAGACGTACTGTCGTTTACGATATCGAATACAATAGGAGATAATTTGTCATTAATAACAGAACGCTATCCTTATAGCGAAATCAAAAGACAGTCAGTTGACGGTAAACGTTTATATGCTTGTCCAGACGGTAATGCAGTAGCAAGTGTTACTACAATCTTAGATAAAACAAAAGACAAGTCTGGATTGATTGCTTGGCGTAAACGTGTAGGCGAACAAAAAGCCAAAGAGATTGTTACTGAAGCCGCTGGTGTAGGCACACGTATGCACAAGTATCTTGAAGACTATATTGAATTTGCTGAATGGCCTACACCAGGTGGCAATCCATATGCCCAACAGGCACATAAAATGGCAACAGTAATTAAAGAAGAAGCAATGACACATGTCGATGAGATATGGGGATCAGAGATTAACTTGTTTCACCCTAAGATCTATGCAGGTACCACAGACCTTGTAGGACAATTCAAAGGACAACCTGCTATCATGGACTTTAAACAAACTAATAAGCCTAAGAAAGCAGAATGGGTAGACGATTACTATTTGCAGATGGTTGCTTATGCATTAGCACACAACGAAATATACGATACAAATATACGCGAAGGGCATATATTCATGTGTAGTCGCGACTTACAGTACCAACAGTTTGATTTACTACCAGAGAACTTCGACGAGTGGGAACAAAAGTGGTGGGATCGTGTGTATATGTACTACGATAAGTTCGCTTGAAGTCGATAAATACTAATAACAATTTAGGAGTTATTAAGTGGCTGTAGTTCAAATATCAAGAATTCAAATACGTAGAGGACGCAAAAACAGTGGTTCTGGAATACCTCAACTTGCAGGTGGAGAACTTGGGTGGGCAGTAGACTCACAAGAACTATACATTGGTAACGGTAGTGTTAGTGAAGGTTCACCAGCAGTAGGTAACACAAAGGTACTAACAGAAAACGATAATCTGTTTACACTTGCAGACCAATACACATACAAAGAAGGCACAATACAAACTGGAGCAACAGTTAGTGGCCCAATCAAAAGAACACTTCAGAGTAGATTAGATGACATTGTTAGTATTAAATCTTTCGGTGGAATAGGTGACGGATCAGATCAAACAACAACATTACAACGTGCAGTTGACCAGTTGTTTATTAATACTTCAACTAAAGGTACACCACAAAGTAGAGTTACACTTGTTTTAGAAGCAGGCACTTATAATATTACAAACTCAATTAAGGTTCCTCCATATGCAACAATCAAAGGTGCAGGAAGAAACAAAACATTTATAGTACAGACAGGTAACTATCCTATCTTTACAACAGTGAACAGTACAAGTACTCCAGGTTCATATGCCGCAGACAGTTCAAGTACATCACTTAACCAAGCACAAGATATTACAATCGAAGGTATGACATTAGAACATACATTATCAAGTTTTACAGGAATTGAACTTGTAAGTTGTAAGAACAGTGTGTTTAAGAATTTGAACATCAAAGGTCCTTGGACTTCAGGCACAGGTATTGTTGCCGCAAGTATTGGAGTTAGCATGGCTAACCTAAGTACAGTTGTTGGATCATTTAATAACTTGTTTAGTGACGTTAACATTAATGGATATGCACATGGTGTTAAGAGTGATGACGATACATATGAAAATATATTTACAAATTGTATATTCGATGTTCTATCATACGGTGTATGGTTTGGAGAAAACACAGTTGTTGGTTCTCAAGGACAATCAACAGGCCCACAGAAGAACTTGTTTGAAAGTTCTGTATTTAATAACATTGACAGGAATGCAATTATATTTCAAGTAGGAAAATACAATACAAGTTCAAATAACAAATTTACAAACGTAGGTAACAACGGCGGTACAAGTACAGCAGTTGCCTACACTATTATTAACAGTGTACAAGATGGTAACAAGAGTTGTGGAGATTGGTTTAGTAGAACAAACGATCTTATGTTAGATACTGCTTTCCAAACTACTCCTTACATATCAGAGATACAAGGACCTATCCACACAGGATACAGTTTTAGTAACAAGATATCAACAGTACAACAAAATGCTTTTGAAACTATTTTTAGACTCCCAGGTGATTACACTCGCACATACGTTATTGAATATCAGTATAAAAGTAATCAAGTAGATGCAATGCGCCAAGGTATGTTAGAAGTTATTGTTAACAAAAGCAACGACTCTGTAACATATAGTGACACATATGATTATAATGGAGATGCAGGTTTTGCAACTACATTAGAATTAAAAGCACAACTATTTGATATGAACAGTGATACTGTTAACGACACATTATCAATAAGAATGAAGAATACAGTAGTGAGTGAGAATGCCGACTTTACATATAAAGTATCAATTAAAAATTAAATAGAGTTAGCATGTTTTCAGAAGTATATGAGAATCGATTAATCAAGTGGAAGGCACTTCGAGACACCCTCGAGACATCTATAGATCCATTGCGTGAGGTAGTTGAATATTACTCAAACGCACCTATCGTACACAACAAAAGTATAAACATGTGGGACCAAAGCACATGGCATGGTCCTTGGGAACTTATTCAAGAAAATGGCTATACAGACACTTGCATTTTATTAGGAATATGTTATACTTTACAATTAACTGAACGGTTTTCAAAGAACCGTTTTGAGATACATATTATTACGGAAGTAGAAAAACAGGAAACCTTTATGCTTTTATCCATGGGACAGACATACATACAACCTATGGGCAAACGCATAATATCACATAACGAAGCGCCAGGAAGTTGGGTACCACAAAAGGTATACAAGTTGCCAGCACTTCACTAAATATTTTTTTGTTAACGCAAGAAGAAAGAAGAGGAAGTCAATGTCAAATATCAACATAATGAAACGTGATGGCACTACAGAGCCATTAGATGTAAACAAGATTCACAAAGTGGTTGAGTTTGCTTGTGAAGGACTGACAGGAGTTAGTTCGAGTCAAGTAGAAATGAGCTCACACATACAATTTTACGATGGCATGACGTCAAGTGAAATTCAAGAGATTATGATTAAGTCAGCAAATGATTTGATTACGTTAGAAAATCCTAACTACCAATTTGTTGCATCACGTTTATTATTGTACGCAACATATAAAGATGTTTATGGCGAATTTGATAATGCTCCTCTTATGTCAATGATCCAGAAAAACATCGACCGTGGTGTATATGATCCTGACATCCTAAATCAATACACACCAGAAGAAATTTTAACATTAGACAAATACATAAAACGCAACCGTGATGAGAACTTTACATACGCAGGCCTAAGACAAATTGTTGACAAGTACCTGTGTCAGGATAGAAGCTCAGGACAACTGTTTGAAACTCCGCAACACATGTACATGATGATTGCCGCGACACTATTTGCTAATTATCCAGCAGAATCACGCATGTATTATGTAAGGAGATATTATGACGCGACCTCACTTTTTAAAATCAACATACCGACCCCAGTCATGGCTGGTGTTAGAACTCCTGTCCGCCAGTTTGCTTCTTGCGTTTTGGTTGACAGTGATGATTCTCTCAATTCCATTTTTAGCAGTGATATGGCTATTGGACGTTATACGGCGCAAAGGGCGGGTATCGGAATCAACAGTGGTAGAGTTAGAGCAATCAACAGCAAAATCAGAGGCGGCGAAGTTGCCCACACAGGAGTAATTCCGTTTCTAAAGAAATTCGAAAGCACAGTGCGTTGTTGTACACAAAATGGTGTACGTGGTGGAAGTGCAACTGTTCACTTTCCATTATGGCATTATGAAATTGAAGACATTCTTGTACTAAAGAATAACAAAGGTACAGAGGACAATAGAGTACGTAAGTTAGATTATTCAATTCAACTTAATAAATTAATGTATGAACGATTTTTGTCAGGCGGTGACATAAGTCTTTTCTCGCCACACGCAGTAGAAGGATTATACGAAGCCTTTTATGCAGACCAAGATAAGTTTGAAAGACTTTACAAGGCGGCAGAGAAAGATCCTAACATTAAAAAGAAAACTATTCCAGCAATGGAGTTGTTTGGATCAATGCTTAAAGAACGTGCTGAAACAGGACGTATATATCTTATGAACGTTGACCATGCTAATACACACAGTTCATTTAAAGACACAGTGTATATGAGTAACTTATGTCAAGAGATTACATTACCAACTAAACCACTTACACACATCGATGATGAAGAAGGTGAAATTGCATTGTGTATTCTAAGTGCTATTAATGTTGGACTATTAAAAGAGTTAGACGACTTAGAAGAACTATGCGAGTTGGCAGTAAGAGCATTAGATGAAATTATTGATTACCAAAGATATCCTGTGAAGGCGGCTGAAATATCTACTAAAAGAAGACGTTCATTAGGAGTAGGTTATATTGGACTTGCACATTACTTGGCTCGTGAAGGAGTTAAATACAGTGACAAGAAGGCATTAACAAAAGTACATGAACTGTCAGAAGCATTTCAATACTACTTGTTAACAGCATCTAATAAACTTGCTGAAGAGAAAGGTAAATGTGAATACTTTGATAGAACCAAGTATGCAGATGGTATCTTACCAATTGATACATACAAAAAGGATCTTGATGAAGTTTGTAACATTAAGTTAAAATATGATTGGGATAATCTTAAATCACGTATCGCAGAACACGGCTTACGGCATTCAACGTTGTCCGCACAAATGCCATCGGAGAGCAGTTCCATTGTGTCGAACGCCACCAACGGAATTGAACCACCAAGAGGGTACTTGTCCGTTAAGAAGTCCAAGAAAGGGCCTCTTAAGCAGATTGTTCCACAGTATACTACACTAAAGAATCACTATACTCTATTATGGGATATGCCAAGCAACGAAGGGTATATTAATATAGTAGCAGTAATGCAGAAGTTTTTTGATCAGGCAATTAGTGGTAACTGGTCATACAATCCAACACACTTTGAAAATAATGAAGTTCCTATGAGTGTTATGTTCAAGGACTTATTAAATACATATAAGTACGGTTGGAAAACGAGTTATTATCAAAATACTTACGACTTTAAGGGGGCTGATGAGGTAGAAGAACCTGCATCTGAGATAAGTACTCCACTTGTACAAATTGAACGTACTGAATTTAATGGTACAGATGATGAGTATGAGGAATATTGCGACAGTTGTGCAATTTAGTACTTGACAACGTAAGCAAAAGATAGTAACATATACAGATACATAGAGAGAGGTGCATTAGAAATGTCAACAAAGAAAACAGTGTTCAACAAGAACAAAGTAGATTTCACAAAGCAACACATGTTCTTTGGAGAGGATCAGAATACACAAAGGTACGATACGTTTCGTTACCCAGAGTTTGATAAGTTAAATCAAACAATGTTAGGATACTTTTGGCGTCCTGAAGAAGTAAGTCTACAGAAAGACAGAGCAGACTATGCCAACTTCCGACCAGAGCAAAAGCACATCTTTACAAGTAATTTAAAATACCAAACACTACTTGATAGTGTACAAGGAAGAGGACCATGTCTTGCTTTCTTACCATATGTTTCCGTTCCAGAATTAGAAAGTTGTATTGTAGCATGGGACTTCTTTGAAACTATTCATAGTCGTTCATATACACACATTGTAAAAAATGTTTATGCTGATCCAGGTGAAGTATTTGATACTATACTTGATGATGAAAGAATTATTGAACGTGCTGAAAGTGTAACAAAAGAGTACGATGCATTTTATAATATTGCTAATGAACACTTTAATCAAGGTAAGCACACTATCTACGAAGTTAAGAAGCAATTATACAAAGCAATGATGACTGTAAACATCTTAGAAGGTTTACGTTTTTATGTTTCATTCGCTTGTACATTTGCATTTGGCGAACTAAAGATGATGGAAGGATCTGCAAAGATCATTTCATTAATTGCACGTGATGAAGCAACACACCTAAATTTATCTACACACATTCTAAAGCATTGGATGAAAGGTGATGACGACAAGGACTTTGTTAAGATTGCAAAAGAGTGCGAAGAAGACATTTATCAGATGTGGCGTGAATGTGTTGACGAAGAAAAACGTTGGGCAGACTACTTGTTTAAAGATGGATCTATTATTGGATTGAATGAAAACTTGTTACATGCTTATGTAGAGTTTATTGCTAACAAGAGATTGAAAGCACTTGGACTTAAAACAATTTATGATCGCCCACTTAATACTAATCCGTTACCTTGGACACAACATTGGTTGTCAAGTGCAGGATTACAAGTTGCACCACAAGAAACAGAAGTTGAAAGTTACTTGATTGGTGGTATTAAACAAGACGTAGAGAAAGATACGTTTAAAGGTTTCAGTTTATAATCAAACAAACAAAGGAAGTACAATGAGCAAACAACCAACAGTCGTTTATTCAAAGCCATCTTGTCCGTCTTGCGTCAAAGCAAAATCATTATTGGACAATTTAAAAATTGAATACACAGTAAGAGAAGTCGGAACTGATATTACACGTGAGCAATTACTTGAAGAATTTGAAGTAAATGGTATGCCACAGCCAAGATCGGTGCCGCAAGTTATCCTTAACGGTAAGTATATAGGAGGATATGAAGCATTGGCTTCGTATGTTGAAGAACACGGAATAGAAGGAACACAACAATAATGCTATTAGAAGTACCATATAAAAAAGGCGATACTGTATCAATTAAACTTGTTTCAGGAGAAGAAGTAGTTGCTCGTATCGAAGCAATTAATGATACTTCTTTTAAACTACACAAGCCATTAACATTAATGCAAGGACCCAAGGGAGTTGTATTAGGCTCGTTTATGATGACTGCTGATCCACTTAAAGATATTACATTACCAAAAACAAGTGTTATGGTAATTGCAGAGTGTGAGAAGGAAACATCAAAAAAGTATATTGAAGTAACAACAGGGATACAAACATTATCATGAGTAACAAATTAATTTTAATCGATATTGACGGTGTAGTATTAGACTGGAAAAATAGTTTCTTACAATTCATGGCTTTGGAAGGCATTGTTGAAGTAGACAATACAAAGTACAAAGTTGCAGAATGGATGCAAGAACGACATGGTAAAGAGATAAGCGAAGAACAAGGTAAGTTTATGGTTGAATATTTCAATCGTAGTGCCTGGATTGCTTTCTTGGAACCATTTAGAGATAGTGTAGAGGTGATAACTGCCCTTAAAGCAAAAGGCTATGAATTTAAGGCGATTACATCACTGCATACGGATAGACCTGCACAAGCACTTCGTAAGATGAACTTACAAGATGTGTTTGGTGAAGGTACAATTTCCGACATTACCTTTTTACCTACGGGTGCTGGCAAAGAAGAAGCACTTGCAAAGTATGAAGGTTCAGGGGCCTGGTGGGTGGAAGATAAGGTAGAAAACGCTATTGCTGGTAAGCAAGTTGGGTTGAAGCCTATCGTTATCGAACACGAATATAACAAAGATATATTCAAGGACGATATCCCAACTGCAAAGTTCTGGAGCACTGTTTACAAAATCATTACAGGAGAAAGATATGTCAACAATTCATGAGCAAATTATTGCTGAATACGAAAACTATATGAAAGAGTCTGAAGCATTCGATACAAAGAGTGTTAAGGCGGCGGCGGCAAGAGCAAGAAAAGCCTTAGGAAACATGGGTAAACTTGCAAAGTCACGTAGAGCAGAAATCCAAGAGAAGAAAAACTCTCTATAATTTCTATATTATTATACAAGGGAACGGTACAATAAGTAACATAATTGTACTGTTTCCTTGATAAATAGATTCCTATAACTAAATATAAGTATAAATTAGAGGGTACTTAAATAATATAATGAACAACGAAAATTAAAAATGG